ACTTTCAACGGTCAAGCTGACTTCGGTAAACGTGTTACTGCTACTATTAGCCGTAATGGTGATTTAATCCAACAGATGTATCTTGAAGTTGTTTTACCTTATCAAGCAGGTGGTTCTAAATGGGTATATGGTATTGGTAATGCTATGGTTAAGCAAGCTGAGATTGAAATCGGTGGACAACTTATTGATCGTCAATATGGTGAATGGATGAACATCTGGACTGAACTTACTGTTCCTGCAGGTAAGCATGATGGCTATGATGATATGGTTGGTAATAATTTACAAGGATTGACTATTCCCACATCATCTGGTTTTCCAAATGATCTTCGCCTCTATGTTCCTCTTCAATTCTGGTTCAATCGTAATCCTGGTCTTGCTCTACCCCTCATTGCTCTCCAATATCACGAAGTCAAACTTAATCTTGAACTCAATAGTGTTGGTAGTTTAACAACTGACACTGGTGCATTTACCAACTCGGTTAGCATTAAACTTTATGTTGACTATGTCTACCTCGATACTGATGAACGCCGTCGTTTCGCTCAGGTCAGCCACGAATACCTTATTGAACAGGTTCAATTCACTGGTGATGAAACAATTGCTACCGGCGATACTAACAAGAATGTAACCCTCAACTTCAATCATCCCGTCAAAGAACTTCTCTGGGTTCATCGCCTTTCAACTCTTCCAGCATCTACTGCTGCTTCTGTTTGGAATTATATGAACTTTAGTTATGGAGATGGAACTATTAGTGGTACAGGTTTTGCAAATGATACTTTTGTTACTGGTAAACTTCAACTTAACGGGCACGATCGTTTCTCAGTCCGTAATGCAGATTATTTCCGCAAGCCACAGAACTATGAGCATCACACCAATGTTCCTCGTACCAATACAGAATGGGTTATTACTGGTGATGCTGCTGGTGCTAAAGCGTACCGTAATCAGTTCATTTACAGCTACAGCTTTGCCCTGTCCCCCGAAGAACATCAACCCAGCGGAACTTGTAATTTCTCCCGCATTGATAACGCTGTTCTGCAACTCACATATGATAGTTCCAGTTCAGGTCAGACATATACTGGACGAGCCCTTAACCTTAAAGTCTTTGCCGTCAACTACAACGTCCTCCGTATTATGTCGGGTATGGGTGGGCTCGCATATAGCAATTAGAGGTGTATTTTTATTATATTTATTTGCGTTTAGTTTTCAAAGTTTTTTTATTACTACAAATTAAGAAATTTATTAAAATAATTAAAAAAAAATTGATTTTATTTTGTTTATATTTTCAACTAATAACAAATATAATTAAAAAAATGGATATTAGTAAAATATCATCAGCAAATAAAAACGATAAAGTAATTTTATCTGATGGTAGAGAATGTATTATAAAACAAAAGCTGGAAAAACATACTTTAGAAAATGGTAATATAATTTGGAAAATATTTATGAAAGATGATAAATATTTTATTATTGATGATATATCATTAAATGATATTTTATTACATCCTAATATATGGTTTATCTCTAATTCAAAATATATTGTTTCTAGAAATGAAGGTAAAACAATTAATTTAAATCAATTACTATTGCCAAAAAATAATGAAAAAGAATTATATATTCATAAAGATGGTGATAATTTTAATTTTCGTATATCTAATATTTTACTAACAACTCAAAGCATAGTTAATTCAAAAAAAACAAATAAAAAAGATACAAATATTAAAGGTAATAATGCAGTAAAAGTTATAAATCAAGATATTCTAGAAAATAAAGAGGAAAATAATAACTCAGAAGATAGCGTTGTTAATGATGCCTCAGGTACCAACACAGAAATCACTAATAAACAATATAAAAATAGTAGCCAATCAAAACAATATAAATTATATGATGAAATGCAATATAAAATTATAGATAAAATTATAGATAAAAAAGATAATTATATTATTCTAGAAAACAAAGATGAACCCAATGATAAAATAATAGAGATGCTTGCAAAAAATGATGGAATTACGAAATTTATATTTGATTATAAAATGTTAGATAATGTATTAAAATTATCTTGGCTATATCATTTAGGAACAGGTTATATATGTAATACTACAACAACACGCAATTTACCAATAGATAGAAATAAAATGTTATATTTACATTCATTCATCTATTTTACAGACCATCCAGATTTAGAAAAGAAACAAGGTTATAGTATCCATCACAAAAATCTTAATAAATTAGATAATCGTATTGCAAATCTCGATTATGTTAATCAATCAATTCAAAATGCAATAAGAGATAATCCAAAGCGAACTACCAAACAACCTGCTATACAAGATATTAAAGAAGATATACCAAAACTAGCTACTTATTATCCAGCAAAGGATGATTTTGGTGAATATTTTGAAGTAGATATAAAATCCATGAAAAATGACAATATACAATTTGAACGTATTCGCAAAAAAACTACTAAGAGCAAAGAATGTAGTTTGATAGATAAGGTTTGTCACGCAATTATCATAAGATATCAAATAATACATAATTTATTAACAACTAATAAAAAAATATCATTATCTCGATTTTGTCTAGAGGGAAATCAATTTAATGGTTTAATAGAATTTAAACAATATCACGAGCAATTAATCAATAATATTCTAAATAAATATACCGATAAATATACTGATAAATATACTGATAATAATTTTGATAATGACGATGATAATATCGAAACCACCCAGAATAATCATACTATAACATCTTTTGAAAAATATATAAAAGAAAAATCTAAGAAAAAAGCAAATAGTGGTTCTTTCAAACCAAAACTAAATCAAACAGAACAAACTATTCAAATTGAAGAATGATTTTTATTTTCCATTTCTTTTTATTAATGTAAAAATTAATTGTCTATCTAGAATAACTTTGCCAATCAATTATTAATCCAAATCCAAGTTGATATTTCTAATTACAAAAAAATTTACAATGGATACAAGTAAAATAAATTATATTCTTCCAGAAGATATTCTATACATTATTTGGAAAACATACTATTCTGAATATGTATTACCAATAATTAAAAATAAAAAAGAAAGTCAGTTATATTTATATTGTTTAGACAAATCAATATCAATAATTATATATAATTTTGCAATGAATCCATTATCATATCAGCCATCAGGTAGTGTTAATCTAAGTAAAATAACAAATATATAACAAATATATAACAAATATATAATTGTATTTTTCTATTTTTTTTAAATCTCAATAAACAATAGCAAAGAAAGTATTCTAGAATGACAGAAAAAACTTCACCTTCAGATAAAGATAATGACAAAGAACCTGAAAAATCTTCAATGTTATATGACCTTTATATATCCTTCTTAAAAGATAACTGGAAATCGTATGTTGTTTATCTAATCACACTTATTTCATTACCCTTACAAAGTGTTGCGATGCCACATTATTATGGTGAGGTTATTAATGCTTTAAAAGATGAAAATTTAGTTAAGTCTAGAACATTATTTATGGTTCTGTTAGGTATATGGATTGTAATCCAAGGATTTAGCATTGGTATTTCTTTTGTAGATAATTATATCTGGCCTAAGTTCCACGCATATATTCGCCAATTCTTTTTTGACCTAATCGTAAATCGTTATAATCAAAACTATCAAGAACTCAAAATCGGCACCATTCTAACTAAACTTATTAAATTACCCTGGATTCTAGATGATATATCCAATCAAATACAACGTTTCCTACTAACTAATTGTATTCTTATTATATCAAATTTCGTATATTTATTCCGGCATCATTATTCATTAGGCTTTATGTATTTAGGTTGTGTGGCGGTGGTATTTATTATGGCACGGTTATATTTTAATACTTGTAATGCAAATATTAAAAAGGTAGAATATCTTTATGACGAATGCCACGAAGAAATCGAAGACACTCTGCAAAATCTGCTTTCTATCTATACCGCACGGAAAATACCTGATGAAAAACAGCGGATTGCCGATATAAATGAGAAGACACGGGCAGAACAATATAAATCTGGTATATGTAATCGCAAATTTCGAATTTATTTTTCCATCGTTAATATATTTCTCTTCTTAGCACTCAATTATGTTGCATATAAACTATATTTAACCAAGAAAATAACAGTTGCATCCCTAGTTAGTATTTTCATCCTCAATTATACTATTCTAGGTTCCTTGATGGGTTTATATGAATCTAGTAAAGATTTTATGAATCTACGAAGCCATATTGAACTTATTGAAAAATTTATTAACGAATTACCGAAAACAGATGATAAACTACAAACAAAAAAAATACCTAACCCGGAAAAATTGGATATCGTTTTTAAGGATGTTACCTATCAGCCAAGCACAAGTGATATTAAGATTCTTGATAAATTCAATTTGCGGTTATATCCTAATCAAAAAGTGGCAATTGTAGGGCATAGTGGAAGTTCTAAAACCACTGTTGCAAATATGATTACCCGTATGAAAACTTTTCAGAGCGGAAACATTTTTCTAAATGGTGTATCTATTAATGAAATAAATATAGATGATTTACGAAAACATATAGTATATATCCCACAACATCCTAAATTATTTAATCGTACTCTAGAAGAAAATTTATTATATGGACTGCCTAAAGATATTACAATTGAACATATATTTAAATTTATGAAAGAAAATGGTTTTATAGAACTAGAAAAAGTATTTAGAAAACGATTAAAAGATAAAGTCGGTAAAACGGGTGAATTATTTTCTGGAGGACAAAGAGCAATAATTTGGTTTTTAAGAGCTGTAATGAAGAAAGCCAGTATGATTATCGGAGACGAACCCACAAATGGTCTAGATTTTGAAAGCATTAAATATGTATCTAAAATGATAGATGTTTTGTCTAGGGATAGAACAGTTTTAATAATAACTCATAATCTAGATATGACACAAAATTTTCAAAGAATTATAACTATGGAAAAAGGCAAAATAATAAGTGATATTAATAAAAACAAAAAAAAAAATAAATAAAGTATTCACTTGCCATTTAATATTTCAAATTTATATCCCTTGAATTCTTCACCATTTTGTGCATATTTTTTTATACTTTGACTGGATATTTTAGTATTTCTATATTCTTCGCGAATAGAGTTATATATTTTTTCATTATCATCATTATCATCATTATCATCATTATCATCATTATTATGAATTACTTTTACTTCGAATATTTTTTTTATTTTAACATCTTTTTTATTGATATTTAATAATTCATTTCTTTTTCTTAAATTTACTGAATCTTTTTCTTCATCTAATATTTCAAATATATATCCTTTATATTCTTGTTTTAATACAATATATTTATATATAACATCTCTTGCAATTTTTATTTCCTTTGCAAATGCTTTAATACCTTTAGTATATATATTTTCTATACCATCTTTAGTATATTTAATCTTTATTATTTTTTTTATTTTAGTATTAGGATTATTTACTTGTACATTTCTATCAGCCCACCGAAGGTTAATTAAACGATTATCAGTATTAACTGAATTAATATGGTCTACCTCATTCATATTTGCATTTGGTTTTACTATATTAAATCCCATTAATACTAAACGATGAACACGTATATATTTACTTTGTTTATTTAGCCTTAATTGTATAACTGCGATGCCAGTAGTTTTATTTGGACTTAAAATTTTACCACCAAATCCTTTTACCCTACCTATATTAGATACCTGATAATCAACAAACTTATTTATTTCGTCATAAATAGAATCTTTTAGTGATTTCCAAATCTCACCTTCAAATTTTTCAATAAAATTATTATTACTTTCGTTATTATTTTCATATTGTTCCCATATATATCCTAAATGCGTATGATTTTGACCTTTTACACACATACTAACTTTGTCATAAGTAAATCCATCGTTTTCAATGTCGATTATTCTGTTATATATTTTAATTATTTCACGAGTATCTTTATTAATTTTTGCTATTGAAATTTTTTTAATTTTTTTATTACCACTATTTTTCTGTGAACCGTGTAAAGAATTTTCACTAGGTGTTGCCCATTCCAACATATTTACTCTATTATCATCCTTTTCACCAAGATGATTAACCTGTGATTTTTTATCAGGATTTGGTATAAAAGCTTCAGCCACTAAACGATGCATTTTAATTTTTCGTGATTTGATTTTATTTGTTAGGCATACTCTAATATAACCATCAAGGTCTTTGGAACCATTAAATATTGTAGAACCATTTCTTCTTACTCTCCCCATATTACTTACCTCATATCCTGGATAATCTTTAACTGCTCGCCACTCTTCTTCTGTGTTCTGTATAACGTTTGCCATTGCCTCCAAAATAAATTATTACTGAAATGAATTATTAAACAAAAAAAAATTATTAAATATGATTATAAATATCTCTTTAAGTTAAAGAATATATTATTAATATATACTTCCAAAATTATTTTTCTATTCCATTTTGTAATTTCTTTTTCTTTTCTCTATATCTTTGATTTGCTTTGCGTCTATATTCTTTTAATCTTTCTGGGTCTTCCTCTTTTAACTTATTTATATATTTCTTTTGTGATTGTTGCACTACTTCTTTATTTTGATTATAATAGTTTTTAAAACTTGGATTAGTAGTGTATTTCTTCAACCTTGCCAGAAGTTCTTCATTCTCTTTCTTCAAAGTTTCATTCTCATTCCGCAAAGTTGCGTTTTCATCTAATAAAGTTTTTATTTGGTTATCCATATTTTATACACTTTCTAGATATATACACTTTCTAGATATAATTTTCTTAAATTCATTTATTCTTATTGCAATTATTTTTTAAGTAAAAACATACCTAATATAATTAATCCCAAACCTAGATATTGATTATTATGTTCAAATCTTTCTCCTAGAAAATAATATGCCGCCAAGCTTTCAAATAATCCACTAACACCATCCCACATACCATTAACATATAAAATATTAGAACCTATTAAACTTTTTATTAAAAAAAATATTACCCCACCATATAAACGTTATTTCTTTACTTTACCTAAATCAATTAATGCCCAAGTTTGAGTATATTTTTCTAATGAAAAATCACCTAATATTTCCACTAAAGACATTAAAGCAATCCATATTATTTGCATATCTATTCCAAACATTTTACCTTATTTATAAAATATATATTAAAAACGGAAAAAATCGATTTTCTAACAAAAATTGAATTAATTTTTAAAGCATAAGAAATATTACTACTAAGCATTTTTCTCAAGATGTTCAGTTACTGGAAAGCCAAAAAAGCCGCCAAAGCCGCCGCCAAAGCCGCCAAAGCCGCCGAAGCCGAAGCCGAAGCCGCCAAAGCCGCTGCGATCCGGTCCCAACTCCGAGCACTCCAAGCTGCAGCAGATGCCAGATTCGAAGCC